ATATTTTTTGAGTATCCCATTTACCATCAGATACTCTTAACATATTTTCTCTAGGATAAATTGTTTCTGATTCTAAACCAAATAGTAGTTTAAAAAATAATGCATGTCCTCTATCAGTACCTTTTGTTCTATAAAGTGATTTAATATTTTTAATTAAGTTTCTTTTATCAATAGAGGTATATAAAGTTTCAGGTAGAGTACTTAAAAATTCATTTCTGAATTTAGTTAAAAAATTTGATATAACTTTATCAGGATCTCTAAAATTTAATAAGTCTTGTATAGTGTTTACGGGATTTGGTTTGTATATGTTAACTAATGCACTTGCGTTAGATGAATTACCTAGTATAGTTTCTCCTACAATAAATTTATCTTGTGCGGATATGAACAAACGACCATTAACTAAATCTTCCGCTAAAACTGTTGTTGTAGCATTTGATGTTTGACCTGTGATAGTTTCACCTCTAGTAAATTTACCAAATGTAGAACTTTCTAAAATTATTTTACTACCAGCGTCTAGTTGTGTTCTATCGGTATCTAAACGAGAACCATCTAATAGTAATTCGTTAGTTTGAGAGGTTTCAGTTTCTAATAAAATACCATCAGTTGTTTGAACTGAAGTTACAGTTAACTCAGCTGATTCCATAAACGCATAATACGTTTTGATGAACTCTAAAAATTTGGGGTGTTGCTCTAATACGAACTCAGGTGCCTGTTGATTAATCAGGTTGGATATTTTGTCCGTAAATTTTGCCATTGTTATGTGTTGTAACTAGATGTTGTTGTATAACCCACACCAGCATCTGATGAACCTCCAACAAATGAGTCTGCGGTAACTGTGATATTTGAGTTTGTTGTATCTATTTCTAAAATCTGATCTCTAACTGGAACAACGTCATTTGAATTTGGTTGAACTGTTATTTCAATTACATTTGAAGATAACCCTCTAATATTTTCTATACTACTAACATTTAAAGAGTTAATAGTAATTTGTCCTGTTGCATAGTCAACAGTTCCTTGTGTACTATTGCTATATGTTCTAACTGAACCTGCAAAGTAGTATCTACGTATATTACCTGAACCATCATCATCTAGGTAGTATATATTTGTTGTATCTCCATTAACTTTAAATCCAGAAGAGCTTATAATACCACCAGCAGTAATATTGTGACCCGCATGAGGATTGTATATAGAATTTCTAAAGAAAATATCATATTTTGTAGAAGTATTAAATGTTGGAGTAAATGTTTTTCTTATTTGTAACGTTGTGATGTTTGAAAGAATAGATGTGTCTGTCTTATCAATTAATTCTACAACTTTTGAATATCTAAACATACTATCAAACTTTTGTAATGTGTTTGTATTGTAATTTGTTAATACTGTAGTAATTTCTGACTTTAATGTTTCAGCTGTTTTTGTAGTAGCCTTTTCATCAAACTTAACTGATGATGTTAATAATAATGTAGTAGTTTCGGGATCAATAATTTGAGGTCTAACCGAAGCAACATTATATTTTTTTAATTTAGCTATGATACTTGCTTTTGTTGTTTCTGTAAGAGTAGAACCTGATGCTGCTTTAATCGCAATCTTTACTACACCATAAATTGGAGTTTCATCATCTTCTCCACCCCATGCTGAAACTGATAAAGCATTTGGATAAATTTCTTGTACTTTAGTTTCGTAATCTGTAGTTGTTACAGCTCTATCTTGTGCTGAATACTGTAAAGGTGCATTGTATCTAATTGATTCTTTTGTTTGAGCTTCTGATCCACCTTGAGCACTTGAAACTGATGTTATAGTAACATCTGAAAACCCACCAACTGTTCCTGATAATGCAAATGCTGCAGCTCCGTTTGCTTCATCTTTATTTGAAACCATATATTCCATAATAACAATGTTACCATCGGATAAAGATTTTCCAATCACACCGTCACCAAAATAAGTTTCGAATTTACCATCTTCACCCTCTTGTAAGAAATAAGATTTTGATATAGAATCTAAACTTGTAATACCTGACGCTAATGAATAGGTCGATGTTGCAGTATCATATAATGAATTTTGAACTTGTACTTTTAAAGTAGATGTATCTGCATTAACACTTGGAATAACAAATCTTTGATCCGGATCTGAACTATCTACTGTATATTTGAAAGTAACTAGCGTACCTTCGTATATTGAAATATTTGAAAATTTATAAACACCATCTGTGGGTGTAATTGTATGTGAAGCATTTGTTACAAATTCATAAGACGTTCCATCTACACTAGTTGTAAACGTTGTACCTTTTGCCATTGTAACTGTTGGGCCAGTAGCATTGTTTATTAAAATATCTATTACTGATGATGGTGACTTTGCTGATGTTGGAGTGTATCCTAACATCTTTGCTAATGAAACTATATTTTTTCTGATGTCAGCACTGTCTAGGTACATTTCATTTGCTAACATATTAGCATTGAAACCTAAGTAGTGAGTATTGTATGCAAGTACATCTAATAATACAGCAAACCCAGAACCTTCAAAATCGTAATCTTGGAACTCTGATTGATTTTGTAAAAAGGTCTTTAGATTGCTTTTTATATTGTCAAAATCTAATTCTGAAACTTCTAATTTATTACTTGCCATATTATCTTAATCTTTCTAAAAATGTTTCTACTGTTATTGGTTGTGATACGCCGACCACATAAAATTTAATTTCTAATTGGTATCTATTACCATCAATATCAGGTCTAGCGATAATCTGTGTTAATTTAATTCTTGGTTCAAAATTATTTAATACTTCTTCAATTTTTCTTTGTAAGTTTAAAGCAGTTAAGGGTGAAATTGGTTCAAACAAAAGTGCTCTTACATTTCCACCAATTTCTGGATGGAATGGTCTTTCAAAGTGATTAGTTTGAATTAAATTTCTAACACTTCTTTTTACTGCCTCAACATCAGTTAATTTATTAACATCATTAGTTACAACATTTCTTCCAAAGTCTAAATCTAAATCTTTATAGATTCTAGTTGCTCTCTTACTATTATTAGATACGTTTTCTACACTATAACTTGGCATAACACTAATATTTATACACGATTACCCAGCGTTTACGTTAGAACTTCCACCAGTGGCCGAATTAGCTACCCAACTACCATGACCACCAGTAGCGTCACCATTTCTATGAATAGCGATACTATTTACAAATACAGTTGAACTACCTCCCACCGCAGGATCACCACAACTTGTAGCGTCACCTACTCTTATTGAGGCAGCGCCGTTTATTGATACATTCGGAGATCCTCCTGTATATGCTGTTTGATGAAACGGATTTGGAGTAGGACTAGCATGACCAACATGACTATCTAATCCTGATCTAATCACAGCTGGCATTATTTACCTTGACCATGATATACTTTGAACGATCTCTTTTTACTTTTGTTCATTGAACTCTTTTTTACGTTATTCCTATTGCCTTGTGCTGTTTTCTTTGGCAGTCTTTCGTGTGCTATATGGTTTTTCGCTAATTTCATATTTTATCTACTTACTTGAGCTATTTTTGCCGCTGCTTTCTTTTTTTCTAGTGCAATTGATTGTCTAACTTTTCTTCCCATTGGGATTTCTACAGTTTGACTAATTTGTTTACCTTTTTTACTGATATATTCAACACCAATAAATCTATTCTTAAAACCATCTTGAATTGACATAACTGCCTTCTTCAAACTCATCGCTTCTTTCTCTTTTTCATCACCTTCTTCATTCCAAAACTTAAACATTCTCATTTTACTCATTTTATAACTCCATTAATTAATATTATCGTATTTTACTTGATCTTTCCAAGAATCATCTGATTTTTCGTGTCGGCAATATGTACAAACTTCAGTTTTTTTAATTTCATCATAATTTACATAATTTTTTTCGCCACAATGACAATTATATCCGCAATTTTGACAATAGATCATATTTCTATTTATTATTAATATTTACAATTAATTTGAGCATAAGTATTAAATTTATTTCCTAGTAAGTCTGTTGATTCTTCGTTTTTTACTTCAGATTTTTCAATTTTGGGTAAAAATCTACATTTATTAGGGCTTTTTGAGCAACTAGAACAAACTGTGAACAAAAAAAGTAAAAAAGTCAAGTATATCAAGGGTTTTTTATGCATATTTTTTGGTTTTTACCATTTTATTACTGTACTTATTCTATTTATCCTGATATATTAGCTGTATATGATAAACAAAAACATAAAAACAAATAATATGACGATAGTTAGAAATATCGCATATAAACAAATAGAAAAAATGAGTAAAAATATCAAAGAAGTTATTGAAGTTGATAATACTCTATTAACTATGATTGATATTAATATGAAAAACGCTATTAATAAAATCATTAACGATTACAAATTAAAACAACACTTTGATTGGTTAGAAATTAAACAACAATAAGGAAAAACACTATGACACCACAAGAATATAACAAATTAAGAGAAAAAGAAATATTAGACTTAACTAACAAATACAAATCAAGTGACAGTGAAGTATCTATTGTTAAAGGTATACCAATTTCATTATTAAGTAGATTTAAAACTTATATGAAAGTTATGAATAACAAAGTTAGATTTAGATATAGAGGTCCTTCTACAGAAATGTATACTAGAAACCCATCTTTTATTCATATGAATGCCGCAACAACTTTCGCAATATACAAAAAATAACAAAAGGAAAAAACACTATGAAAACAAATAAAAAGTTCTACGAATTTATAACAATATTTTTCGCAATAATAGGTACCTTAGCAATGGTGTCAGCAGCTGGTGCTGTAGAAACTGACCAATGGGTTTTAGGTTTTGCCGCAGTTAGTTTAGGTATTGGAAGCTTTGTACTATCAATAGTAACGCAACAACAATAAAAAACACAAGGACAAATTATGGCCGATATATTAATAAAGAAGAAAAAAAAGAAAAGTAAAGTTAAAAAAGAATTTACTGGATATTACTTTGATGGTGAAGTTTCCTGGAAAATGTATAAGACTTCAACAGGACATGAACTAATGATTAAAGATAACGATAAGGAGAAAAAAAATGTACATTAATGGACACACTAATAAAGCTGATGTTATTCAAAATGTGATTGAGAATATAGATGATGGTTTATTAGCTAATGCTAAAGATATGTTAAATCAATTAAAAAAAATTGAATTAGATGTTGTAGAATATAGCACAAAAGAAGAATCAGATATTGATATATCTTTAAATTTAGAAGCAGAAGAACAGATAGGAAAATAATGACAGTTGATACAGATATAATGGTAATGAAAGAAGACATAGGTAAAAAACTATACAGAAAGAAAACATACTATAATTTAGTTATAGAACAAGAGTGTCTTGCTAATAGTAGAGCTGAGGCAACAGAAAAACTTTCTGATTGTGGTGTAGATCATTCCCAAATAAACCATGAGATTACAGAAACTAAAAATGGTGTTGAAACTTATATGGTTGACGCCAACTATACAGACAACGGACCTACAGAAAGTTTTGGTCAAGTTGTATATACAGATGACGAGTTTGCTGAAGAAAATGGTGATGTTGAAATAGGAGAAGAATCTCCATTACAAGACTATAAAGAAAATGTACTAACACAAGGATAACTATGAAAACTACAAGAAATAAATTAGAAAGAAAGCTAGATGAATATAACCATACAATGGAATTGATTAGAACAATTGTTCCACTTGTTATATTATGTCTTCAAGTTATTATTTTAGTAAAAATTATTTAATTAATAACACAAGGATAACTATGAAAACCTGGACTGAATATAATATTAAAACTATGAAAAAACAAAAATGCTCAATATGTGCTAAGTTATTTATGCACAATACAACGGATACGTTAGTAGGTTCACTAGGACCAATACCGGTTCAGTTCTGTAAACCTTGTTTTAAAAAAGTTATGCAGAAAGACCATTTACCTTTAAACGACACTAGAAAATAATGGACAAATATTTAAAATGGATTGCAACTGGTTTCCTAATGATAGGCGCTGGTGCTAATTCTGTGGGTATGTATCCACTAGGACCAATCGCTACTTTAACCGGTGGACTGTGTTGGTTAGTAGTTTCTATTATGTGGCGTGAAGCCGCACTCATCACAACCAATGTTGTGTTATCCTCTATTACTGTTATAGGATTAGCAGTAACATACTTACATTAATAGGCAGGTGTAGTTAAACGGTATAACATCTGTTTGTGGAACAGAAGTCGGTTGTTCAACTCAACCCGCCTGTACCAATTATATCCCTTGCATTCGTGGGTCTTTAGAAAAAATATTAGTTTTTGCTTTTGGTCTAGCAATACTATCTTTACTTCTTTTTCTTAATTGAGCTTTAGCAGAGTCTTCTTTACTTCTCTCTTTTCTTAAAGCTCGTAGGTCTTTTACCAAGTCCATACATACTCCTTTAATAAAGAGCGTTTCTTCAACCTTTGTGGTTTACTTCCGTCCGTTTCAGGATAAACGATATTATATAAAACTATTTATACAAGGTATGTCATTGAAACATACCTCATATATGATTATTTCTTTTGTAATAGTATTCTTAAATAACGAGGTCCTGTATCAGTTGAAGTAGTTCCTCTGAATTGAAACGATACCACATAGGTAGCGCCATTAATAGCTGCATTAAACTTAATGTTATTGTATTTTCTTATATTCTTTTCTGCATATATATAACTGTCTTTAGTTAATCCAGTAATAGCAACTTTGTGTGCAAACCCATTAACAACAGATACATGATTATTTCCTTGTGCAATCTTATTAACTAATACTACATCAGGACCTAATGCTTCAATAATCAATTGTTTTAGACTGTTACTAATAATTGAATAGTTTGGTTTTTTTGTAATAGTAGCATACTTCTTGCCAAAGGCTTTTCCCATTTTAAATCCATCAAATCCAAAAAACTCATTAATCCCTTTTTTAGTATTCGCCTGTTCAAAGTAAGAACCAATACTTCCATTATAGATGTAGAATGAATTAGAAAACTTTAAAGATAGATAATGTGTCTTACTTGTAAACAAATCAACATCAGAAACAGCTAGACCACTATTGTTACTAATCTTTACTTTGTTACCAGAAAACGCTGGTGGACGTCTTGTATTTCTCGCACCAACTTGTACTGCCTTGTGTTTACTATTTTGTCTTAATCGTAACTTCTCTTTGACCAACTTAATAGTATCTCCTGATTTAAGTTTATCTAAATCTACACCACTAAACCAATCATTAAGATCAGAGGTAAACTGTTCTTCAAACTTTAGACCTCCTGTGCCTCTTGCCTTAATTGGTTTAAAGATTAATACTTGTGAAGAACCCTCTACTTCAATTTCAGTTGGTTTCTTTCGTTGTTTAAAACCATACCCTTTCTTTTTAAGATACAGCTCCATTTGTTCTTGTAACGTAGTTCTATCAGAATTACGTACAATTAAGGTTCCTTTAGTTTCTTCAAACTTCGAGCCTTTTACAAACGATAAATTTTTTATTAGTTCTTTTAACATACAAGTTACTCTACCATACTATTTAGAGAAAGTCAACAGAGATTGCTCGCTAAATTTTCAGAGTCGCTGGCTGGTGGCCCTTTAATGGCTATCCAATATAATCTTTAAACTTTCTATACCAATACACCCCTAGTTCTCTTAAACTATCGTTTTGTATTCTTAACCGTTCTAACTTACGAAGCAAAACTTTCAGTGTTATACGAGGAACATACTTCTTTGTTCTATAAGACTTTTCTAACCGCTCCACAATAAAGTCTATATCGGGACAAGTGTAATCAGGTATTTTAGGAGCTAATCGTTTTAACCTTTTAATATGAGAGGCAATGTCAGCTTTTGTATTAATAGAGTT